TCATGGCTTGCAGCTAATGTTCGTCCTTTAACTTTAGTTTTTTTAACAGTAAGTTACGTAGCCGGCTGGTATATGGGCTACCCTTTAGATTCTATAACCGGTCTTCTTACAATTGTAATTGGTGGTTATTTTGGATCGCGTGGAGTAGAAAAAGTATTTGGAAATAGTAAACATAAATAAAAAAATGCAAGATCTAAAAATATATGGGATCAGTCTTGGGGGTATAACCTTTTCAATTATGCCGGATATAAATCCAATGTTACAGACTGTAGTTTTATTTTTAACAATAATATATACTGTAATTGGCATAATGCAAAAATTAAAAAAATAAATGAAATACTTTAATGAATCTGAATTTAGTAATTTTGAAATGATGGACGAAAAACTTCTAGCTATGTTAGATGATTTACGGGAAGCTTATGGTTATCCTATTAAATTAACATCAACATATAGAAGTCCAGACCATCCTATAGAAGCAAAAAAGAAAGCACCGGGCGAGCATGCGTACGGGGCTGCAGTTGATATAGCTTGTGTAGGTGGTGAAGCAACATTTAAATTAGTTAAAGCTGCAATAGAAGTTGGCTTTACAAGAATAGGAGTTAGTAGAAAAAATAATTTTGTGCACGTTGGGGTTGGTTATCCAGATGCACCTCCAATAACACTTTGGACATATTAATTAAATGAAACAATTTTTAATTGAATTTAGTATAATTGCGATAATATTTATAGGCTTAAAAATTTTTTGGAATGATACCATTAAATATTGGTTAGGACAATCAATAATAGGTATAAATGCGTTTGTATGCATGTTATATATGTTTGGCGTATTTAATCAAGCTATTCCAGGAGAGCTAGCGTACCCAAAAATATTTTTACATGGTCTTGTTGCCATAATAATTCATACTTTATTTAATTTGCAAAATAATAAAAAATGAAGTTAATAAGAAAAATATCAATAGGGCAAGACTATAAAAATGAAGCAATGCATTATTCTGTTGGTCAAGAAGTATATGGTGGCCATACTATATGTGATATTATAGAAGAGGATAAAGCATATAAAATATTTATTAAAAAAAATGATGAAGTATTACCGTGGAAGCATTTTAATTCTAACATGGCAATATCTGTTGAATATAACTTAGACTATTAAATTGAATACTGAAGATCTTACAATACTAAGCATAGCGGTTGGTTGGATTATGTTTTGTTTTATAGGATGGTTAATGGACAAATAATGAGATCAATCTATAATTATATTATATCTTGTGATAATAGATACAACAATTCAAAACAAATAGATAATAAAAAATTAATATTAAATACAGAAATAACAGAAAGAGATTATCAATTTGTAAATAGAATAGGTAAAATATTATCAACCCCGCTTTTTATAAAAACCCCTGCTAAAAAAGGAGATGAAGTCATATTACATCATAATGTATTTAGGAGATGGTATGATATAAGAGGCAAAGAAAAAAATTCTGCCGCGTTTTTAAATGAAAACGAATATTTTGTTTCGCCTGAAGAAATATTTGCTTATAAAAATAATAAAAATTGGAAATGTTTTGACGAATTTTGTTTTGTTAAGCCATTAAAAGATATTTCTAAATGGAGCGTTTTAAGAGAAAAAAAATTATTAGGTGAGCTTGTGTATAGCAATAAGCATTTAGATTCGTTAGGATTAGTCTGTGGAGACCTAGTTGGGTTTACGCCTGATTCTGAATATGAGTTTAACATAGAAAATAAAAAATTGTATAGAATATTATCAAATCAAATAACATATGTCAAGAGTACAGAAAGTAATTGATGCTTCAGAAAAAGCTTTAATAGAACTTGAAAAAGTAATTAAACAAGAAATAAATCTAAAAGAATTAGATCCTGAAAAAGCAAAAATAGCGGCACAAGCAAAATGGGTTGCAATTGAAGATTCATTAAAAATTATTGAAAAGATAGATCAATTATCCGAAAACAAAAAAGAAAAAAAATCTCAAAAGTTTTTAGGTGTAGAAGATAGAATTAAATAATGTATAAACAAAATTTATATTCAATTCAAATAGACCATTTAGAGGATAAAAAAATTAAAAATCAAAACAAATATAAAAAATTTAAACCTGGATATAATGAGGAACTTGATTGTGTTGTAATAAGTAAAGACGGTACAATAGGTGATATATACGAAATTCAAGGTCTAAAGGTAGCAATACCTAAAACTCCAAAAGAAATAAACGGATCTAATTTAAAAAAAGAAGATCAAGTGTTTATTAAAAGGGAAAGACCACAATCACTCAACAGGATAAAAACTATATATGATTTTAAACAACATAAAAAAGATCTTAAAGAAAAATACTATAAATATATTGATTCCGAGTTTAATTATCGTAATGATGGTTATTGGTTCATGTGCAACGGGATTCCGTGTTTCATTACAGGATCACACTATATCTACCTCAACTGGACTAAAATTGATGTCGGATCACCGGATTTTAGACATGCCAATAGAATATTTTTTTATTTCTGGGAGGCTTGCAAATTGGACTATAGATCCTATGGAATGTGCTATCTCAAGAATAGACGGTCTGGTTTCTCCTTTATGGCGAGTTCAGAAGTTGTCAATATTGCAACAACAACTAAGGATTCAAGATTTGGGATATTATCTAAGACAGGAGCAGATGCTAAAAAGATGTTTACAGACAAGGTGGTACCTATATCCACGAATTACCCATTCTTTTTCAAACCGATACAGGACGGAATGGAACGTCCCAAAACAGAATTATCGTACAAGATACCGTCAAGGAGGCTCACGCGGAACACCATCAAAGCCTCGGGTTCCGAGGAAGATACCCAAACAGGATTGGATACGACTATCGACTGGAAGAACACCGGTGACAATTCCTACGATGGGGAGAAGCTCCAACTACTCGTCCACGATGAATCGGGTAAATGGGAGAGGCCGGACAACATCCTCAATAACTGGCGGGTTACAAAAACGTGTCTTAGGCTCGGATCCAAAATAGTTGGAAAATGTATGATGGGCTCCACCTCTAATGCTTTAGATAAAGGTGGTGATAATTTTAAAAAATTATACTATGACTCAGACGTTACAAAAAGAAATAAGAATGGCCAGACTTCAAGTGGATTATATTCTTTGTTCTTACCTATGGAATGGGGTTACGAAGGATTTATCGATAAGTATGGGTATCCTGTATTCAATACACCATCAGAATCGGTTGAAGGAATTGATGGCGAAGAGATATATACGGGGGTTATCGAGCATTGGGAAAATGAAGTTGATGGCCTAAGAAATGATTCAGATAGTTTAAATGAATATTATAGGCAATTTCCAAGATCTGAAAAGCACGCGTTTAGAGATGAAACATTAAATTCATTATTTAATCTTACAAAAATATATGAACAAATAGATTATAATGAAGAAATGGCCGCTAAAGGATATGTTTCTAGAGGTAATTTTAATTGGGAAAAAGGTATTAAGGATTCAAAAGTTGTTTGGATACCTCAAAAAAACGGCAGATTTTATATAAGTTGGATACCACCGTTAAATTTAAGAAATAATATATTTGAAAAAAATGGAATAAAATATCCTGGTAATGATGGGCTTGGGGCTTTTGGGTGTGACTCATACGATATATCAGGAACAGTAGGCGGACAAGGGTCAAATGGAGCGTTACATGGATTAACCACCTTTTCTATGGTTGATAATGTACCTGCAAATAAATTTTTTTTAGAATATGTAGCACGTCCACAAACAGCTGAAATATTTTTTGAAGATGTACTTATGGCTTGTTGTTTTTATGGAATGCCAATACTTGCAGAAAATAATAAACCAAGGCTTTTGTATTACTTTAAAAGAAGAGGATATAGGGGATTTTCAATGAATCGCCCTGATAAATTAAAGAAAAATTTATCTAAAACAGAATATGAACTAGGCGGAATACCGAATAGTTCAGAAGATATTAGACAAGCTCATGCTGCAGCTATAGAATCATATATAGAAGAATATGTGGGTAAAAAAGAAAACGGCCACGGTAATATGTATTTTCAAAGAACTTTAGAAGATTGGGCAAAATTTGATATATCAAAGCGTACCGCTCACGATGCTTCTATTAGCAGTGGGCTATCAATAATGGCATGTAGAAAACATTTTTACAAGCCTGTTGGTACTAGAAAAACAAAAAAATTAGATTTTGGATTTTCAAAATATAAAAACGAAGGTATTAGAAGTCAGTTAATAAAATAAATATGGCATATACAACAAAATCAAAAACACAATTTCCAAGCCAAGCAGTTGCTGATGAGATAAAACAATCTTTTGATTATGGCACAGAAGTAGCTAAGGCTATTGAAATTGATTGGTTTAATAAAGACAGTAGATCAGGAAGATACTACCAAACTAATGATGAATATCACAGGTTAAGATTATATGCCAGGGGTGAGCAATCTATTAACAAATATAAAGATGAGTTTGCAATTAACGGGGATTTATCATATTTAAATCTTGATTGGAAACCAGTACCGATTATTCCAAAATTTATAGATATTGTAGTAAATGGTATGCAAGATAGATTATTTTCAATAAAAGCTTTTGCACAAGATCCTATATCTACTGGTAGAAGAACTAATTTTGTAAATGATTTGCAAAGAGATATAAATGCTAAATCATTATTACAAGATATTGAAAACCAATTAGGCATAGATGCTAGAAATGTACCTATTGAAGATGGCCCCGAAAATACTGAGGAATTAGAATTATATATGCAGCTAGAGTACAAACAAGGTATTGAAATAGCTGAAGAACAAGCAATTGAAAATATATTTTTAAGAAATAAATATGATCAACTTAAAAAAAGAATTGATTATGATTTAGCGGTGTTAGGCATTGGAGCAGCAAAGCATTCTTTTAATAATACAGACGGTATAAAATTAGACTATGTAGATCCTGCAAATTTAATATGGTCATACACAGAAGACCCTAATTTTGAAGACTGCTATTATTTTGGAGAAATAAAAAGAATAAAAGTTAACGAATTAAAAAAACAATTTCCTGATTTATCTGTTGAAGACTTAAAAGAATTACAAAAGAAAAGTAGTTATTATAATAATTATGATAATACTGCAACTTATAATAATGATGGCCAAGATAACAATACGGTAACATTATTATATTTTAATTGGAAGTCTTTTGAAAATGATGTTTATAAAATAAAAGAAACTACTACAGGCGGTAATAAAGCTATAATCAAAAAAGATGATTTTAATCCACCTAAAGATAAAAGAACTCGATTTGAAAGAGTAGCACAAACTAGAGAGGTGGTATATGAAGGAGTATATATATTAGGTGCTAGTGTTCTTTTAAAATGGGAAAAAGCAAAAAATATGATTAGGCCTTACTCAAATACGAATAAGGTTATGATGAATTATATTGTTTCAGCACCTCGTTTATATAAAGGAAATATAAATTCTTTAGTTTCTAAAATGACACCTTATGCTGATCTTATTCAGCTTACGCATTTAAAAATGCAACAATCAATACAAAGAATGACACCATCTGGGGTTTATTTAGATGCCGATGGGTTAGCTGAAATTGATTTAGGTAATGGTACAAATTATAATCCTCAAGAAGCATTAAACATGTATTTTCAAACAGGATCAATAATAGGTAGATCTTTAACTGTTGACGGTGAAATGAACCCAGGTAAAGTACCAATACAAGAGCTGCCTGGGGGTGGTGGAAATCAAGTGCAAATTTTAATTGGTGCATACAATCAATATTTGCAAATGATGAGAGATGTTACTGGATTAAATGAGGCAAGAGATGGTACAGACCCAGATCCGAAAGCATTAGTAGGTGTTCAAAAGTTAGCTGCAGCAAATAGTAATGTGGCTACAAGGCATATATT